CTTGACGCAAACTTTCTGCCAGATCACATCTTTGTATCGCCGGGAGTATGGCAAGCATTCGGTACGTATCGTACCATCGGTATTTGACCGATCAAACCCTTTTAAGGAATTATCAATTCACTATGGTATTGGAAATCGTACAATGATCTCTTTAGAGAACTTTGGCGAGAAAGATCCTATTAAAGAATTTGCTAAGCAATTAAGACAATCTAGTGATAAAGAAAACTGGATATTAGCTAAAAAGCTTGAAGCAAAGACTAGAACCTTCGTTCCAGTAATCGTACGCGGTGAAGAAGAGAAAGGAGTTCGCTTATGGGAGTTTGGTAAGCAAGTATATCAAGAGTTATTAAGTTTAGCAGCAGATGACGATATTGGTGATTACACAGATCCAGTTCAAGGTCGTGATATCACAATCGAAACAACTGATGCAGCAACTAATGGTACAGGTTTTAACCAATCTAAAGTACGTGTTCGTACTAAGACTACACCTTTATCAGACGATGCTAAAGAAATTGAGAAGTGGTTAAGCGAACAACCAGATCCGATGACTATTTTCAAAAAGTATACATACGAAGAAATGAAATCTTCTCTAGTATCTTGGTTAAATCCAGAGCAAGAAGAAGTTCCAGCAGCTCCAGTAGCAGCACCTAAGACAGAGGCGTATACTTTGAATACAACAGCAAAGGAAGAGTACACCGATTTAGACGAGTTATTTAAATAAACAACAATAAGTTATGGCGAAAAGCAAGGAAGATAGCTTAAACTCCAGTGTGAGTAAAGCTATCAAGGGATCGTTTAATCTAGACAGCTTCATTAAGTCTAAAAACCTTTCCACTACTTCAATTAAAATGAAGGAGCAAACATGGATTCCTCTATCTCAAGCTTTCCAAGACTGTCTATCCATTCCAGGGATACCAATAGGCCACATCACTCTACTCAGAGGTCACTCTGATACAGGTAAGACTACCGCACTCCTAGAGGCAGCCGTAACTGCCCAGAAGATGGGTATCTTACCTGTTTTTATTATTACAGAGATGAAATGGAATTGGGAACATGCCAAGCAAATGGGTTTAGAGTTCGAAGGAGTAGCTGATGCAGATGGAGAAGTAAAAGATTACAAAGGTTTTTTCATTTATGTTGACAGAGAAAGATTAAACACTATCGAAGATGTAGCAGCTTTTATTGCCGACTTATTAGACGAGCAAAAGAGAGGTAATTTACCATATGACTTATGCTTTTTCTGGGATTCAGTTGGATCAATTCCATCTCGATTATCAGTAGAGTCAAATAAGAACAACAACGAATGGAATGCAGGTGCGATGTCGCAGCAGTTTGGAAACTTTATTAACCAAAAGATTGTATTATCAAGAAAGCAAAGCCAACCGTACACAAATACGATGGTAGCTGTTAATAAGATCTGGGTTGCTAAAGCAGAAAACATTATGGCACAACCTAAGATGAAGAATAAGGGTGGAGATACTATGTATTTCGATTCATCCTTGATCGTTACATTTGGAAACGTAACTAACGCAGGTACAAATAAAATTAAAGCAACTAAGAACGGTAAAGACGTTGAGTTTGCTAAGCGTACTAAGATTAGTTGTGATAAGAATCATGTTAACGACGTGACATCAGCAGGTAAAGTTATTATGACAGCACATGGTTTTATAGACGACACAAAACCGGCAATCGATGCTTATAAAAAGCAGCATTCAAAAGATTGGCTAAAGACTTTAGGTACATCAGACTTTGATGTAATTATCGAAACAGATGAAGATACGAGAGATATTTTTGACGCAACAGAAACAGAATAATGACTAAAGATTATAGTAAATTTTTTGATCAGATGGAAAAAGATTCACAAAAGCAAGAAACCCTGCACAAAAATAGCAGGGTTCTTATTGTGGATTCATTGAATACCTTCCTTAGAAGCTTTGTAGCAATTCATCATATGAATCCTCAAGGCAATCACATAGGTGGACTTACTGGTTTTTTAAAATCAATAGGTGCTGTTATAAGACAATTAGAACCCACAAGGGTTATCCTAGTTTTTGATGGTGTAGGTGGTTCAACAAACAAAAGATATTTGTATCCAGAATACAAAGCAAACAGACATATCACAAAGATCTCTAATTGGGATGCTTTTGATACACAGGAAGAAGAGTCGGAAGCGATCACTAATCAAATAATAAGATTAGTTGAGTACTTGAAATGTCTTCCTGTAGATCTTGTTGTTATTGATAAGATTGAAGCGGATGATGTAATAGGATATCTAGCATCTCAGCTACCTGAAAAAGTAGTTGTGTATTCTACAGACCAAGACTATCTTCAATTAGTTTCTGATCGAGTATCTATCTATTCTCCTATTAAGAAAAAAATATACTATCCTGAAGATGTGAAAGCTGAGTATGGTATTCCACCTCAAAACTTTTTAACACATAAAGTAGTTGTAGGAGATAAGGGCGACAATGTACCTGGAGTAAAAGGTATAGCGCTTAAGACTTTATTAAAGCTGTATCCAGAATTAACTAAAGAAAGATTAGTATCTTTACAAGAGGTGATTGACAAAGCAAAAACTAAAACAGGAAAGAAAGATGCTAAATACGTCGATCTATATAACTACAGGCATCAGTTAGTAATTAACGAACAGTTAATGAACTTAGTTGAGCCTAATATTCCAGATCAAGACAAAGAAGCATTGGATGAATTAGTTACTAGCTACGGAGAAACATTCGAACCTCAAGCATTTATAAAATTATACAACGAGGATAATTTACAAGGCAGTATTTTAAACGTACCGGTTTGGTTAAATGAAACATTTAGTAAGTTAACAAAATACAAATAAAAGTTATGGTTTTAAATCAGCTACAAGCATATGGATCAGGATTCCAGATAAAAGTTCTATCTAGCTTACTTAAGCATAAAGAGTTTTTACAAAACATTCACGACATATTAGACGCAGAGTATTTTGATAACCCAGCGCATAAGTGGGTTGTAGAAGAAATCTTAAAATATTATTACAAGTACCACGCAACCCCTACTTGGGAAGCTTTAGGTGTTGAAGTTAAGAAGCATGAGAATGAGATCTTGAAAGTATCTATCATCGATCAGTTAAGAGAAGTAAAAAAAGCATCTAGTGAAGATCAAGAATACATTGAACAAGAGTTTGCTAACTTCTGTCGTAACCAACAATTGAAGAAAGCAATTATGATGTTGCCTGAGTTGTTAGATGCAGGTCAATATGACGATATTCGTTACGTAATGGACTCTGCTTTAAAGGCAGGACAAGATAAGAATATAGGACACGAGTATGAAAAGGATATGGAGACTCGTTACAGAAAAGAAGAGAGAGGTGCTATACCAACTCCATGGGCTAATATGAATGACTTGCTTATGGGTGGTTTAGGAGGAGGAGATCTAGGAATTATATTTGGTAATCCAGGTGGTGGTAAGAGTTGGATGCTAACCAATATGGGTGCAAAAGCAATCTTAGAAGGTTTTAACGTATGCCACTACACTTTAGAATTATCGGAAGATTATATGGGTAAGAGATATGATGCTATTATTACCGGATTAGATGTACAAACTATTCACGATCATAGAGAGCAAGTAGATGCAGCAGTTGCAGGAGTTAAAGGAAAGTTAATTATCAAGGAATTTGCAATGGGAAAAGCTTCTATTTCAAGTATTGAGACTCATATACAAAAATGTACGGATTTAGGTTACCGACCTCATCTTATAATAATAGACTATGTTGACCTATTGAAATCTAAGCGTAAATCAATAGATAGAAAGGATGAAATCGACGATATTTACGTCTCTACTAAAGGACTCGCAAGGGAATTAAGAATCCCAGTTTGGACGGTTTCTCAAGTAAATAGAGCTGGTGCTAAAGACGATGTGATTGAGGGTGATAAAGCAGCAGGATCTTACAATAAGATGATGATTGCTGATTTTGCCGTATCTCTTTCAAGAAAAAGGAAAGATAAAGTTGATGGAACTGGTAGAATTCATATTATGAAAAATAGATATGGAACTGATGGTATGACTTATGAAGCTAAGATTAACACTTCAAATGGGAAAATTGAAATAAGCGATAAGGAAATGGATGAGGACGATATATCATCTGATAATCAGGCAACTTCAGGCAAACCAACAACAGCTACTAACTTTGACAGCGGCGAATTACAGTATTTAAGCAAAAAATTCTTTGAATTATCGAAATAATGCCTATTTATTATAATAAGC